CGGCGGTCCGATGTGCACAAACCGCTTGAGAAGCTGCGCAACCGACGTAACAACTTCGGAAGCACTAGACTCAGCAAAAGCCACATCCATGTTAGGATCAACTGCATCACCAACAGTGTTGCAGTCAATTTCACCCGTATTGACGAGGTCGTTGGGACCTTGGGTAACAATGGGGTCATTGAAAGGAATCAAATTGCTTGTCATTGGTTGCACAAAATGCATGTCATCCATTGCACGGATATACACCGAGCACTGGACATTGGGGGAAACAGTCTCCGGGCAATTAAGCCCAGTGACAGCATGGACATACATTCTGCCAAAAGGGATGCTAGTCTCCATATAGTCAACGGGAAGCATGTAGGGAAACGCAATACATATCTCGCCCCCCTCAGCTAAGTCGATGACTGTCCTATGAAGATAAGCCGCCTGGCTAAGTGTGTTTGTCGCTGGGACTGGGCCAGGGACATACGACACTTGCAGCTTCCCTCTGTGTAGTGCAGTCTTTGCAAACTTGATCTTGACCTCAACACCACCCCTGTAAAACGCAAACATCCTAGCTAAATAAGCCACGGGCGTTATAAAATTCAACGTGGGGGAGATGAAGAGTCCAAGGTTCTGCGGCACGAAACTTAGCTCGTAAATGGGATCGGTGAGACTGGAGCCAGTCGAGTATGTGAAAACACTCAAATAACTCCACTGTCGCTTAATAAAATTAATTGACATCTCATCCTGCCCACTAGGAGCCACATCGGTTATAGTGCGCAGTTTCGCATCAGCATCCAATGACAGCATGTGGGATGGATCCTCGCCATTGCAATTGGCGAGGACCGCAGTTGGATTGTTCGTCACGCGGGCTACGCTAGCCTTACTGTTTGGTCAGCTCCAACCAAGCTCCGCAGCAACGCCCGAGGCTAAGTTTAGCGCCCAAGCGGTTGGGCCAGAGTAGGCAGCAATCGCTGGAATGCCACTCAGCGAACCAACGGCCTTGGCAGAGCCAGCAAGAAAACTTGCAACTGGGGTTCCCTCAGCATCCGCACGAGCTAAACGCTTACGGGGACCTTGCGTGACAAACTGGTGGGTTTTACCGAACAACTCCACATCCTCCATCCAGGCCCACAACCGACAATTGACACTTTGAATGCCATCAGGCCCGGTTGCGAGTGGGGCTGCGACGGCAACAAAGATGCGGCCCCATGTGCGCTTCGAGGAGGTGAGCTCAATGAACCTAGACACCGTGACATACGGAATTTTAAGTTCAACGCTCGATTCATTAGCCTCGATTTCAACTCCTGGAAGTTGTGATAGAGATATGAAGTTGAACGTGTGGCTACGGTACTTGTTATTCGAAGATGAGGCATCGGGGTAGTAACAGAGCCGAAGACGC